GTCGGCATGGGCTACCCCCTCCCGGTTTGGATGTACTCCAGCAGGGACCGCTTCGGCTCCGGCTGCGTCGCTTTTTTCGGCATGGCCGCCCCGGCGATCTGCTCGATCCGCGCCGGGGTGGCCGTTTTCCAAAAGGTTTCCTCCGGCTGGTGCAGCACGCTCAGCCAGATATACAGATACCACGCCAGGTTCAGTCCCCTGGCGTGGCCTCGGCGTTTTTTGGGGGCTGCTCCATCTGTTCCGGCGGCTCCGGCGCCTGTTCCGGCTCCTCGGCCATCAGCCCGGCATTCACCAGATCCAGGACCAGTCCCTTGGCCTCCACCAGGCGCCCCGGCGGCAGCAGCCGCCCCACGTCCCGCGCCGTGAAGCGCCGGGGGTCCCCCGCGTCTTCGTTGCAGTCGTTGAGCATGGCTGCCAGGAAGGTCAGCGTGGCTCTCCCGTCCATGTTCAGGGCTGTGTCCATGTCGCCGTCATAGGCCTCCTGCACGTCGGTAAAAACGTTCATGTTGCAGCACAGGCTGTACTCTTTCCCGCCCAGGGAAAAGGGGCGGCGCTGCAGTCTCAGATCCATTTCCCGCCCCTCCTGTCTAACCGCCGAAGCAGGCCGTGATCCAGGCGTTTGCCTTCGCCTCGGAGTCCAGAACCGCCACTTCCTTCAGGTTCTTGTTCGCGCTGTCGTCGGCTAGGAATTCTCCTGTGGTCGTTGGCGTGTTGAAGATGATGGTATCCCCCATGGTCTGGAAGCTCATGGCCGGCTCTCCGAACATTGCTTTATAGATAAAAACCGCAGTGTATTTCTCCACGCCGTCCACCATGTCCGGGGCATAGAAGCCCACGCCCACATATTTGGCCGCGGTGTTCCCCTTGGTCAGCTGGCTGGTGACGGATGCGCTGCTCACGGTCCTGGTCTTGGCCGTGGTCCCGAACAGCATCGTCTGGGCCGCGTCCTTGATATACTTCACTCCCAGGGAGATGCTCCCGCCGGTGATCTTCTTGATGTACTCGGCCAGATTGCTCTCGGCATACAGCCGCCCTTCCGCGAACCGCAGCTCCAGATTGGCGGTCATGGCGTCGCCCGCGCTGGTGACGCCGGTGTATGTGATCGTGCCGTTGGTGTTCACATACTGGCCGACCTTGATTCCTCTCAGGTCAAATTGTGGCATTATGTCAGCCCTTCTTTCTTGAGATATTTGTCCATGATTTCCTCGCAGGCCTCCTGGATCGGCTTTTCCATGGCCGCCTCCGCCGCCTGCACAAAGCGGGAGCCCTGCAAATTGGAATTGCCGTAGTTCAGGGCAAAGGCCACGCCGGCATAGGTCATTGGGGCGCTGCCGTAGCTTCTGGATTCCTTCGCGGTTGGATGCTTTCCCTTCGGGTAGACTTCGAGCGCGAGACTGCCGTCCTTGCTGCGCTTGGGCTTGGTAGCGCCCACTTTGCGCAGCATCCCGCCGGTCTGAACATGGCCCGCCCGCTGGATGGCGGCCCGCCACTGTTCCACGCCGATTTTCCCGGCCTTGATGAGAAACTCATCTGCAATAGCATCCGCGCCCGCGCCGCTCAGGTTTTCCAATGCCTTGCACAGCTCGTCGATGCCGGATGTGTCGATCTTAGCCATACACGCCTCCCGGGCACACCGCCGTCAGGGACACATGCCACAGGCCGGTGTCGTCTTCATACTGCTCCGCTTCCACCCGGCTGATGTACCCTGCCGCCTCCAGGGCAGCCTTCAGGGCTGCCAGGTCTTTGGCGAAGGGCGGCGTATCGGTGAAAAAGTCCAGGCCGAAGGCGGTGCCCGTGGCCGCCTCCCGGCTTTCGGCATAGATGGTCCCTGTCTGTCCGATGATTTGATAGGTCAGGTACTTCCCGGCGCCGCCCCCATAGGGCGGATGGCAGACCGGATAGCCGATCCCGGCCAGCGCCTGCTCGATCGTGCTCATCCTTCCACCATCCTTCTTACGGTGAGCTCCAGCCAGCGCCCCCGCTGCTCCACATTGTCCACGCTGATGATCTCATAGGGGGTCTTGTCCCCCGCCCGATAGACGATCAGTTCCGGATCGTCCAGCACCGGGCTGTAGCGCAGGGTCAGGGTGGCCGGCTGCCGCAGCTGATCCTGCTGGGCGGTGAAGACGTCCGAGCCGTGGCTGTTGACCCACTTGACCCGCACGGTCACGCCCGCGCCGAAGACGTTCTCCTCGGTTTTCTGCAGAAAGCCGTCTGCATAGCGGTCCGCCTTCCGCATGAAAAGGCATGGCGTCCGCAGCTCGCCGGGGCTGCAGGATTTACTCATCCTCCGCCGCCTCCCCTGCCGTGTCCAGATCGTCGTCCTCGCCGGCGTACCGGAGCTGGAGGATCTGGGCGTTGATCATGCTCTGCCTGGCGGCAGAGTTGTCGCTCAGACCCTTGTGGTCGTACAGGTCTGCCGCCAGGGCCAGGACAAAATTGTCATACTGCCTGTTCGTGCTGTAGTCTGGGACCCCGGCCGCCCGGACCTGGGAGACGGCGGCGGCGAGATAGGCCCCCAGGTCCTCGGCGTTATCCGGGGTCAGGCCCAGGTAGGCCCGGAGCGTGTCCACATTTACGGCCATTCCCGCCGCCTCCTTTAGCTCTTGGTCACAGTCACGGTGTAGACTTCTTCCGCCTCGCCGTTGGTCACGGTGATGGTCACCACGTTCTCCCCGGTTTCCCAAGTGGCGGTGCCGTCCGCGGCGATGGTGGCGTCGTCGCTCTCGATGGTCACCGTTGCGCCTTCGTCCTCAGCCGTCGCCGTGATCTTGTTGGTCGAATTGGTGGTAGCCGCTGTATACTCCGTCACGTCAGGGTCAAATTCCGGAGTCAGGGTCAGCGTCCCGATCGCCAGCGCCGAAAGGGACGCGCTCAAGGGTTTGATACAGCCGCCAGGCGGAAGGCGCTGTGCAGCCGGATCTGATGGTCGCCCCAGGCCGTCAGGACGAAGTAGTATTCGCCCTTGTCCACGTCCTTGTCGGTGTCGAAGATGGTGTCAATGTCGTAGTTCTGCCGGGAGTACCGGAAGTCGCCCACGATGGGGGTCACGGCCCGGTCGTTGAAGGTCACGGGGATCCCGATCACGTCCTCCGGCTTCTTGCCCCACAGATCGTTGCCGGATCCGGCCAGCGTCTGGATGGCGGCGTAGTAGTCCGACTTCTTCATCACGCACTTGGCGTTGGAGGCGAAGGCCTCCGGCAGGTCCGCCCAGGCGTTGATGATCGCCTGGATCAGATTCGCGCCGGTCACGGTCTTGATGAGCGTGGCGCCGGTGGTGGAATCCACGGCATAGAAGCTCATGTGGGCGTGGGCGGAGTCATAGGCGCCGCTGCCGCTGGCGGGGGCAAAGGCCCGCATTTTCTCCTTGATGGCCAGGCCGCTGCGCAGCCCTGCCTCGATGGTGGAGACCAGGTCCACATCCGCGCCGTGGAGCACGGTGTCCTTCACGGTGGCCTTGATCTTGGTCTTGTAGCGGCCGTAGGTCACGGACGCGCCGGTCAGCTCGATTTCCTTGGCGGTGTCGGCGTCGGTCACGTCCGCCAGATCGGAGTCCTCGATGGTAAAGAGCAGCTTGGGCTCCTCCAGCCCGGTGATCTGGCTCACGGGTTCGATCTGCCGCAGGCTGTTTTCCTCCACCGGCTCGGTAATCAGTTCCCGGCTCATGTTGGTGGGCAGCAGGTAGGAGCCATAGCCCAGATCCGCGTTGGCAGCCGGCAGGCCGCCCAGGCCGGAATAGGCCTTGCCCACGTCGCCGCCGGTCAGGGCCGCCCGATAAAAGGCCGCCTTGGCCTTCAGGGTCTCGTCCCCGCCGCCGGACTTCTCCAGCTTTTCCACCTGGGCCCGCTGCCGGGCCTCCTCCGCGTCATGCTCGGTCTTGAGCATGTCATACCGGGCCTGGATCTCGTCCCGGTGGGCCTTCTTGGCCTCAATGTCGGCCATGGCTACGGTGGGGTCCGCCGCCTTTTCGGCGATCCATGCCGCGTCCGCTGCCACCTGCTTTTCCAGGGTGGCCAGCTGCTCCTTCATCTCAAACAGAGTCATAGTCAATCTTCCTTTCTGTCGCGCAAAAAATGTTTGTTTTCTTCCAGGATCGCCTGCCGCGCCGCCTGTTCCTCCGCTTCCAGCAGCCCGGTCTGCACGGCCTGCAGCAGAGCCTTGGCCTTATCCTCGTGCCCGGACCAGGACAGGGTGAGCATCAGCTGATACGCCCGCTCCACGTCCCCACCCTCAAAGGCCTTGGTCACCCCCGCGCCCCTCTGGGCCGGAACTGCCACGAAGGAAAATTCATAAGCGTCCGCCGGGTCGTCCAGCTCCGCGCAGCACAGCGCTCCGCCGTACGTCTCCCCCAGCACATGCCCGTCCTCGCACATATGCCAGCCGAAGTCCTTGCCGCAGACGCTGCAGGTCCTGCTTTTCACGGCGCAGCCCACAGATACTTCTTTCAGGATCCCGCCCTCAATGGCGTCGATCATGGGCTGGGTGTCCGTGGTTTTGAGCATGTAGGCGTCGCCCACCAGGGCTTTGTATTGCTGCCCCAGGGCGTTTTTCCGTCCGCTGTCCGCCTGTACCCGGCACCGGTAGAGCCGGGCGACCTGGTTCGCCGCCATCCAGTCATGGTCGCTGATGCCGGTCTTCCCGACAAAAAGCGTTGCCATGGCCTCCAGCGCTGCGTCCGTAAATCGCTCGTTATCCCGGTCCACGTCATTGTCGCACAGCACCACGGAAAAGGTATAGACCTCCTCCGGGGTCAGCTCCCGCAGACTGTATTGGTTGATCAGTCCGATGTCGGCCTGTGCGTCGGCCTTGCTCAGACTGGCGATCCGCAAAAACTTTTTGATGCTATCCATCTTCGCTTCTCCCTTCCGCCGCTTCCAGCAGTTGTTTTGGCTTGTCCACCACAGTGTACTGCAGCGTCCCCAGATCCTGGCTGATCATGGGCACGTCCCCGATGGCCGCCGGCAGGGGCGGCAGGCTGTTTTCCGCCCGGATCTCGTTGACGGTCTTCCAGGCCGAGCGCACCGCCTTGTAGTTGACCTCCGCCATGGTGCTGGCGTCCGCCCGCAGCAGGGCGTTCATGTCGAATTTGTAGTGCAGGCCTTTCTTCCGCTGGCCCCTGGTCAGCAGCTTGCGGTCGAACTCCTGCTCATAGGCCGTGACGATGGGCAGCATGGTCAGCTGCAGGAACTCCAGCATCTGCTGCTCCTGGCTGGAAAAGCTGGTGTCTGAGTAGTCCCCCAGCAGGTGGGGCGGCAGGTTGTACACCATGGCCACCTTGCTCCGGGTGATCTTCTCCACCTCAAAGAGCTTGGTGTCCACGGGAGACAGATTCAGGCTTTTGGCCGTGACCCCCGATTCCAGCAGCAGGACGTTCCCGCTGGTCTCCCGATAGGTCTTCATAAAGCTCTGCACCATGGCCGCCTTCTGGGCCTCGCCCAGGTTGGCCGGGGCCTCCAGCACGATGGCGGCGTTCACGCCCTGCTCCAGCTGGGCCTTGGAGAACGCCTGGATGTTCTCCGCGTAGTTTATGGTGTCATACAGCACCGATACCGGGTTCACCCCGGTGTAGCCGTTGGTGGAGATGAATGGCACATGGATCATGTACCAGTTGTGGACATACAGGACCTTTCCCTTGTCCGTCTGGATTTGATACCACAGCTCGCCGCTGTCCTGGTCCATGACAGGCTGCACCCGCGCCGGATCCAGCAGATCCAGCCGCTCCACGCTCCCCTTGCCGTCCATGACCTTGATGGCGTAGGCGTTGCCGGTTGTACACCGGCAGGCTTCCATGGTCTTGATCAGCTGGCAGGCCGTCAGGCTCGGGTTCGGCTCCGAGGCCAGCAGGTCGTTCAGGTCGTTTTTTACCGCCGCGCCGTTTTTGTACAGCTGGATCGGCATGGTGCTCAAGGCGTTGGAGATCCGGCTCACCGCCGAGAAAAGCAGCTCCGAGTTCTGCAGGGTGTAGTCGCCCCGCAGCCAGGTCAGCGGCCACGTCCGCAGCCGCGTCCTGACCGGTGTGTTCTCCGGCACGTCCAGCAGCTTCATGATACGTTTCCGCCGCCAGGTCCTGAGGCGTTCGATCACGCCCAAACTACCACCTCCTAAACAGGTCTTTTTCTCGGTTTTTTCGGCCGGTTTTGCACAAAAGCTCGAAAAAGCCGGGTTTTTCCGGTGTTTTGCCATGTTTTTTTTCGTGCAGATTCGTACAGCCCCAAAATCCGCACCGGTTTCGGATTTTAGCCGGTCATTTCAGCCGGATCACGGTGGTCAGCTCCTTGTCCGGCGGGATGTAAAGCGGGTTCTTCCGCAGCATCTCCGTGTGGGCGTCCAGCAGGGCCATGAAGCCGTCGATCTTCCGATTGGCATGCTGCTTGGTCGGCAGGTAGGTGGCGTTTGGCCCCCGCTTGGTCAGCTTCACGTTGCCCAGGTACCAGCTGAAAAGCGGGTTGTTGTTGTGGATCACCGCGCCGTCGGAAAACCGCTCCCGCAGGTGATCCAGGGGCGCCGTCAGGGTCAGTTCGCCCTGGCGCACCACGTTCAGCACGAAGCCCTCCCGCTGCATCTCCTGCACCAGCATGAATGCCTTCGCCGGGTCATAGCCGATGCTGTCGATCTGGTAGAGCTCCCGCATCTGCCGGAACCACTCCAGTACCAGCGTGTAGTCCACATAGTCCTGATCCACGGCGGTGAGATACCCGCCCCGGATCAAATTCTCCCAATCCAGCTTCTCCCGGTCCTCGCTGATCTTCTTGGCCGGCACCCAACTGTGCTCGATCACTGCCAGCCCCTCCTCGATGGGGAACTCCAGGCAGGCGGATGTGAAGTCGTTGGTCTCCGCCAGGTCGAAGCCGCCATAGCACCGCCGGCCCCGCAGGGCCTCCGGGTCGATGGTCTTGTCATTCCGGCGGATGGTGTCCACGTCCAGATAGCTCAGCTCGTCCACCAGGGTGAACACGTTCAGGCTCTTGTTGATGAAGTTCGAGCGCTCGGCGGGGATGGTCTTCACCCGCTCCCATTCGTCCTTCATGTCCTCCAGATCCAGAAGCACCCCCAGGCTCGGGTTGGCCTTCGGCCAGCAGGCTGAGTCCGCCGGGTCGTCATCCTCGTCGATCTCGTCGATGTAGACGAACATCCGGTCCGCAGCCCTTGCGCTGATGGCCCCGCTGCCGTCCAGCACGTTCCCGCCCAGGATGTAGTAGTCCATCAGCGGCCCGTCGATCACGGTGCCCAGGGTGGTGATGTAGATGATCAGCGGCTGCCGCCGCTTTTTGGTCTTGCCTTTGATCACGTTGATCAGCTTATAGTCCCGATACTCCTGCAGCTCGTCAAAGATCCCCATGTGGACGTTTTTCCCATCCAGGTTGGTGCTGTCCGTGGCCAGGGGCTCCAGCTTGCCGTTGCTCCTGTCACAAAAAATCGCCGTCTTGGTGAACCGCAGGTGCCGGCTCAGCAGCGGGCTCGCCTCGCCCTGGGCGTAGCACTCTCCGAAGATGATCTTGGCCTGGTCCCGGCTGTTGGCCAGGCAGTATACCTCCGGGCCCCGCTCCCCGTCCTTGGTCAGACCGTACAGCGCGTTGCCCGCGATCATGGTGGATTTGCCGTTTCCCTGGCCCACGATCACCAGGCCCTCCCGGAATCGCCGCAGACCGGTTTTCTTGTCCACCCAGCCATACAGATTTTCCTCCACAAAGCACTGCCAGGGCAGCAGCTCCATCTTCGCGTAGTCCCCCTTTGTGGGGACCAGAAATTTCTCCATAAAGGTGATGGGCCGCAGGGCCTTCTCCGTGTTGAAGATCCAGCGGAAGGATGGGTCGTTCTGCCGCTCCAGGTCATCCAGGAACCGCTGGCAGGCCTGGACCCGCCGCTTGCCCGAGACGTATTTCCCTTCTGTCACGTCCCGCGCAAACTGTATCCCCCTGGTCTGCTCCACCCGTTCACCGCCTTTCGCAGGTCCGGCCCATTCCGGGACGGGCGCGGGCGTGGGTGGTCGTCCCATGTCTGTCCCCGCGCCGCCCGGGAGAAAGGTTTTAAGGCAGGGCTCGCGCCCCGGAACAGGCCGGACCTGTCCTGCTTCATTTTGCCGCAAAGCCTCGGCATTGCTCCTGCAGCCACCCGGAATGTTCTCCGCCGCCGGCGGGCTCGGCTGGCCGCTGATCGGTGCGGTGCTTACTGCCGCCGGCGTGATGTTCCGCAGTCCGCTGCGTCCCAGGCTCCCTCACCGGCTTGTCTGCCGTCTTCGCCGCCTGGATCCCCGTCCCCGCTGCATGCTCAAAACAGGTCGAAGGCGTCCAGCGCCCGATCCGCGGGGTCCGGGGCGACTTCGATGTATTTCAGCAGCACCTGGGCGGTCTTATCCGCCGCCGAGGCCGTGGCGTTATAGGCTGTGATGGCGGGGTTGACATAGATGTTTTTCCGGCCTTTCACATACTCCTTCTCCACCAGGATCCCAGCCTCCTGGATGGCCTTTTGCAGCTCCGTCAGATGCTCCAAATGCTCCTGGTACCGCTGAAATGCGGTCAAAAACATGTAGCTCTGCTCGGCCCCTTTGGCCTTCGCCTTCTCCAGGATCTCGGCCGCCTGCTTTTTTAATTGGGCCGGGCTGATCTCGCCCTTCCTTCTGGCCACGCTTTTCGCCTCCCGTTCTTTCCAAAAAAGTCATGCGCCCGATCCTCGATCCCAGATCATGAGATCGGAAGAGCACACGTCTGAACTCCAGTCACGTCCGCACATCTCGTA